GGTTTGCCTGCTTCTGAAAAGACTGGCTCATGTTAACAAACGGGCTGGCGATCGCGCCGCCTGTCGTGGGGTGCCTGCCTAGCAAGCCATAGGCGCTGATGGCTTCCTCACACTGGATGTATCGCGCGAATGCCTGCGCGTAGGCTTCCACCAGCCGGGGGCTGATGAACTGGTCACAGGCGCGCTCTTTGAGCCAGCGCCAGGTTTCGATGAACAGCGTATCCGCGCCGAGCGGTTTGCCGTCCTTCTGATTGGCGCGGAGGTATTCGCTCGGTTCCGGCATATCTGTACCGGTCAGAACAGCAGGTGAAGGGAGCAGCGTCCCAGAGAGTACGGTTGCTGGTTTGAGGGCAGGCGCTTCCAGCACCTTGGCCGCCTTGCCTGCCGTGATTTTGTCTGCCAGCGGCGTGGGCTTGTCACCCGCGCGTACGCGGCGGCCGCCCCGGTTGGTGCCATCCTTGGCCATGAGCTGCACCTCCTTTCCTGCTTGGGTTAATCCCCTGTTTGAACCGTGGTTTTTGTGCGCGTGACCCCCAGACCGTTCGGCGAACAGTGAGCCGTAGAGATTTATTCGCCCCCCCTGACCCAGCGACCGCCCTCTCTGGCGGTGATCTCGGAGTGGCAGGAGGTGCACAGCGCCATGAGGTTCGTTTCATCGTGCGTGCCGCCTTGCGACAGAGAGACGATGTGGTGCACCTCCTGCGCGGGTGTGATCTTGCTACGCTCCTTGCACCGCTGGCACAGCGGGTGGGCCGCGATGAAACGGTCACGCACCCGCTGCCACGCCCGGCCGTAGCGCTTCTTCACAGTGGGGTCACGTTGGTAGCGTTCGTAACGCTGAGCTTCCTGCTTGGCGTGTTCTTCACAGAAACGACCGTTGGTGAGCCGGGGACAGCCGGGGTGGGAGCAGGGACGCTTGGGTCTGCTGGGCACGGGGGGTCACCTCCATGGGCATAGAAAAAGGCGGGTATTCCTCCCGCCTACTGTTCCACTCCATACTATGCACATTTTCCAACTCTTTTCAACTCTCATTTACTCTCATTGACTCTCATTTACTATCATCTTTTTCGGGTGGGTATAAAAAGGGAGCGCCACAGCATATGGCGCTCCACATGGGTCAAATCCGCAGCCCTGTTTTCTGGAACAGCGCTTTGTAAGGGCGACAGGCATCGCAGGTGTAGCGATTACGGGAGATGTAGTTTAGCGACCGTACTTCCGCGCCGCAGAACTGGCATCTTGGGTAATAGACGGTGCGGCCGTTTTGGGTAGCCACCCGAACGCCTTCGTTCCTGGCTTCCGATAAACTCATAGACGGGTTCCTTCTTTCGTCAGAAACGCTTGCATGCTGCAAAGCGCATCCTCGTGTAATCGGAATACATGACTCATGCTGTAGCCCATGGCATCGGCAATATCCTTCCAGTCCCGACTGCGCAAATAGCGTTCCGTGAGCAGCTGCTGATGCTGCACATTTGGGAGATCCAGGATTGCGAGCGCGGTGTCAATGCGTGTGGCTTCAAGCTCCATGCAATCATCCTCCACTTCGCGCTCAAGGTCGGTGATTTTGCAGACCAACATTTCCATCCGTTGGAGATTTGGGGAATCGCTCCGAGGCATATCGCTCATCCGTGATGTGGCGCTAGTGGCCATTTCTCGTAGCGCCACAATCTGTTCCTTTTTCCACGTCAGTGATCGATCCATGCGGTGTACCCGGTTTAGGAAATCGCGGGCTTGCGTATCTCCCGCCTTTACGCCTAGTGTGTTCATGGGCATGCCCTCCGATCGCTTGATCCACTCGGATTGGCATCTTTTGACTCCTAAGATTGTCATAGATTGGCTCTGACCGCGTCGATCAGCGCGGATTGTGTTTTATCCTTCCTGCCAAGGGCAACCATGATCTGTTCGTCGATGCTGTCCTTCGTGATGATGTGGTGGATTACCACCGTATCCGCTTTCTGACCCTGTCGCCAAAGGCGTGCGTTGGTTTGCTGGTATAGCTCCAAGCTCCATGTCAGCCCAAACCAGACAAGTGTGGAGCCGCCTGCTTGGAGGTTCAGCCCGTGCCCGGCGGAGGCCGGGTGAATGGCCGCTACCGCAATTTTCCCAGCGTTCCAATCGGCGATGTCCCTTGACGTTTTAATCTCGCGAACGGAGAACCGCTTCCGGATCCGTTCCAGATCGTGCTTGTACCAGTACGCGACCAGCAGGGGTTTGCCAATGGCAGCCTCAATCAGATCCTCCAATGCGTCCAGTTTGCGGTCATGGAAACCGATCGTTTCTTTGCCATCGCCATATACGGCGCCGTTGGCCATCTGGCAGAGCTTGCCCGAGAGGGCTGCGGCGTTTACTGCGTCGATCTCTTCACCCTTCAGAGCAATCACGAGGTCACGCTTCAATTGTTCGTAAACCTTTCGCTCAGCGGGTGAGAGCGTAACCGTCACCTCATTCATGACGCATTCCGGCATGCTCAGATAATCTATACTTCGCATCGAGATCGTGATATCGCTGATGCGGTGGTAGATTTCCTCCTCCGCGCCGGGCTTGGGCTTGTAGGAGAAAACCTGCTGCTGTCTACGTTTGTCCGGGGTGAAGAACTCATCACGGTAGTGGGTGATGAACCGCCCCAGCCGCTTGCCCATATCCAACAGCCGGAATTCCGCCCAGAGATCCATCATGCCGTTGCTGGACGGTGTGCCTGTCAACCCTACGATGCGCTTTACACGTGGGCGTACCCGCATCAGGCTCCGGAAGCGCTTTGCCTGATGGGACTTGAACGAGGAAAGCTCGTCGATCACCACCATGTCGTAGTCAAAGGGCACACCGCTCTCCTCCACCAGCCACTGCACGTTTTCCCGGTTGATAATGTGCAGATCAACTCTCTGCCGAAGCGCCGCTTTCCGTTCAGCCTCGTTGCCGACTGCCACGGAGCAGGTCAAGCCCCGCAGGTGATCCCATTTCCCGATCTCCGCCGGCCATGTGTCCCTTGCTACCCGCAAGGGCGCGATTATCAGCGTTTTGCCGATTTCAAAGCGATCCAGACACAGGTCAAACAGCGCAGTCAGTGTGATAACACTCTTCCCTAGACCCATAGCAAGCAGGATAGCGGATGTCGGGTGGGTCAGTATGAAATCGGCCGCGTAGGTCTGGTACTCATGAGGAACGAATTTCATCCAGCACACCTCCAATCTGTTCCAGCCTTTCAACGCAGTACACCCGAAAACCAAGCGCCTCCAGCTGCCCTTTCCGTCGTACCTGTAGTGGTCGCATTTGCATACCGGGCGCTTTCATTTCAACAAAGGCCAATTTACCGTTGGGAAACAGGACAAGGCGGTCCGGCATTCCATCCGTACCGGGGCTAACCAGCTTGGGGGAGAAGCCGCCCATCGCCTTAACAGTTCGAACCAGTATGCGCTCCAATGTTCTTTCAAGCATCGGTTGCTCTCCGTTCCGTTAAGAACCTGGCATTCCAGCCATGTTCACGACAAACTCGATCGATGTCTTCAGTCGTGTTGCAATAGAAACAGCTGTTGCCGTAGACAAGCCAAAACCTAGCGCCTGTATCATCGACAACGGATTTAGGAACCTCAAGTACAAGCCCGAACATTCCCTTTTTATGTATGCGATTCACCCTGGCAACCGCATTAAAACTCAATTCATTGCATTCCATCCCTTAAATTCCTCTCTGGAACAACGGCACAAGTGAACAACCATTTCCCTATATACCTTACGCGTGATATGGAACGACTCCCCATCCCCTTTATGTTGACACCATTTTGAATATAAGGGGAATCAGTTGTTCACTTGTAGCCTTGTTACCTACAAAGTCGCATACCGCAATGGTTTACGCATCGGAACAAGTCCGGCGGTAAAGCCGCTGCCGTCCATACTGGACTAGCCGCTTCATCTCCTTGGTACGTTCCCAGCCATCGATCTTCGTCATCAAAGTGGCAAGAGAGTAGCTGTCAACAGGCTTCAAATCTGCGATATTCCTACCCAAGCACTCGCACCAGATTTCAGCGTTCGATACTTCTGTGCGCATTTTGATGCCCTTCGGGTTTGTGGGGTCGTTTTTATCGAAGATGAAACTCCTGCGTTGATAAGAATCCATCGTCTCCCAGTTTTCAGGCAAAGGAGTGTTCAGGTACTCCTCGACCATGCCCTGGCGCTCGTCCATCTCCATGGCCTGCCGCTGCGCCTGCTCTGCGGCAGGGATCATATCACCCTCGAGATACAGCTTCTCGCCGCTTTCCCAGATCGTTTTGGCTTCCGCCCAGATCTGATCACGCTCCTGCGGGGTAAAATGCCAGCGCTTCACCTGCTCCGCCTGATGGCATTTGACAACCCAAAAGCGTCGGTTGCCGGTGATATCGCGAAGATAGCCGCGCTCGCCGTTGACGGTGGCGATGATGATGCATTGGCGTGGGTGGCTTTCGACCACCTTGCCGTAGCTGGGGCGGTACTTGTCATCCGATGTGGACAGAAACGCTTTGACTTTCTCGATGTCGGCCTTTTTCATGCCAGCCAGTTCGCCGATCTCCACGACCCAGAAGCCCTGCAGCTTTTCAGCGCCGGACTTGTCGTCCATATCGGTCAGGGACAGCGTTTCCGAATAGAACTCATCGCCGACGAGATCCTTGAACAGTGTGCTCTTGCCGATGCCTTGCGCCCCGTCGAACACGGGCACGCAGTCGAACTTGATGCCGGGGTGGTAGATGCGGGCGACGGCCGCCGCGAAGGTCTTTCTGCTGACCGCGCGAACATAAGGAGTATCGTCTGCTTGTAAACACCGACTGAACAGCGTTTCCACGCGCGGTTGCCCGTCCCAGAGCGGCAGTGATCCAAGGTAATCACGAATTGGGTGGAAGCGCCGGTCATCCGCGGCCTTGGTAAAGCACACATCGTGGTTTCGGCTGCT